TATTAATTGTTCCATTATTAGTATTGTTATTAACTAATTGATTATTAATTTTTTGCAAAGTTTTAGGATGTATCTTACAAAGTTTTAATAATTGATTAAGTGTATGTTTAATTTCCAAGTTCTCTTTCTCTAAATTATTAATCTTTGTTATTTGATTCTGATTCTTACATGTTTTTTCATGTCTCCATTTATTTTTATAAGAAGAAAAATCTTTATTGCATTTTATACATTTTTTATTATCCTCATTTTTTGAGGATAATATGGGTATATTTATGGGTATAATTGAGGATATTATGGGTATATCCTCGAGTTTTAATTTCATATGAAATTTCTTGTTGTGATTCCATAAGGACTTATACGACGAGTAGTTTTTATTACAATATTTACATATATGTCCATCCATCTTTTTGATGTATATATACATTTTAGATATTTTATTCTTATATGTTTTTTTACAATATCCACTTTAATGTATATCCACTTTTTATCCAGGGAGAGAGAGATGCACTCTAGAAAATAAATAATTTCAAAATAAAAAATATAAATAAAAACTTGTATTATGTAAAAAAGTAATATTATACAAAAAATTCTCATTAAAATAATAATACATATCCTTAAACGAATTATTATATATATTAATAAATAATTATTATATATAGTATATATAATGGAAACAAAAATATATAACATCGATTCGGCGTTTCGTAATAAAACAAAATATCCAAGTAGTACTAACTTTACATATAATACATTAGATACCCAGTCACAAGTAATACCATTTCAAGAAAAAAATGTAATTGGTATAAAAGTATTATCAGTTGAAATACCAAATACAATGTATTATATAAATTCAGATCGTGGTAATAATATTTTTAAAATAGACGGTAATACATTTAATATAGCTGACGGGTCGTATACATCTACCGATTTAATAACATATCTAAATACACTTGTTTTAAACATAGATTTAGATTTTATATCGACATCATATGATAGTAAAATTGAGATATCATCAGGTGCTAATCAACAACGCACTGTAGAATTCCCTTTAGCAAATAATGGACATAAAAGTCTTGGTCAAATACTGGGTTTTAGTTCACTATCTTATACAATAGGAAATAATAGTTCTATTAAAGGTGAAACAACTATATATGTACCTCAATATCAATATTTTTTTTTAAGAATAAATGATCTTGGTAATATAATTAATAATAATACTAATTATTTAGTAAAAAATATATTATCTAAAACTAATCAATTTAGCGATACAAATTCTGGATCATCATATGAATATATTACAAATCCAGTTGTATTGGAACAACCTACAGATATAACAAACTTAAAAATTACTCTAGAAGATTCACAAGGAAATATAATTAGTCTGAATGGAAATGATTTTTCTTTTACATTAGAGTTAACAGTTATAACTAATACAATATTAAAAAATTATGACCAAATTAAATTTTATTCCGAACCTGTAATGCAACGTATTTTACAAGCGAAGATGTTGGCATATTACGAGAAAGAGGTTAGCAAAGAAGTTAATGATTCACTTACTGGAACATATAATGCCAATTTAACAAATCTTAATAATATAGTGGAATACACGCCTTATGGAAATAGAAATAATTATTATAATAGTTCATCATCATATTATAATAATATGGACAATATTAGAAAATAATATATAAATATATTTATATGACGGCATTCATTAGTACTTTAAATACTACATATAATCCATTATTAGCAAATTCGACATGGAATGGATCTGTAGAAACATCGCAAACTTATTTAACAATTCTTTGTACAATTATAACTGATACATCTGGTGTATTAAATGTATATCAATCAACTTTTGGCGAAGTTGATGATTTTACTGATACATTTACTATATCGCCAAATGTTTCTACAAATATATTTCAAATTCAAATTAAATCAAAATTTTATCACATGGAGTTTACAAATACCGATAATGTTAACCAAACATATTTAAAGTTAATAACAAAATTAATTGATATAAAAGTTGCTGAAGATATAACAGAAATTAATAGTGGGACTATTAATACAGGAATAGGTACTCTTCATACAGATCTAACTTCAACTGGAATTAAAATTCTAACAATGCCAAATGTAACTACAACCGAAGCAAATAGTTTAGGATATAGTAATATAGGTGTAACTAATACTGGGGTTGTAATTAAAAATTCACCTGGTATAGTAAAAAGTGTAATGGTATGTGTCACTGGTGGTAATAAATTCTGTTATTTAAAAATATATAATAAATCAACCGTACCGACAGCAAGTGATACACCAGTCATAGTAATTCCAGTTCAAGATACTACACATTCATGTGTAGTTCCATTATATAATTTAGAATTTAGTAATGGTATTAGTATAAGAGGCACTGATAATGTTGCTGTAAATGATAATACTACTCCTGCAGGTCCAATGATATGTTTTGTCAGTTATATCTGATACCCTGGAACCCAATATATAAATCTTTTTTGCGATCCTTCATATAGTATTTGTTTTTTAACCGTATTACCATATATATCCATATCCTCATAATATATGAAAAAATCACGATCATAATCTGATGGTAATTTCATAATCTTATTAATTATTTTTAATTTAATCGCCTTATTATAATTATATCTACCCCATGTTAATAATCTGGTTGCTTTGTATATATTCTTAATGTCGTGTTCCGATAATTTTTTAACTAGACGAAAAGGCGATATCTTTGCTAACCATAATATTTCGGCACGTAGATAATTACCAATCCCACTAATTACTTTTTGATCTAATAATACCAACCCAATTTTTTTATTAGGATATCTTGTAATTCTACTAGAAAATAATTCTAATGTAGTACTCAGATCCATTATATCGGGGGCAATTTTACTTAATTTCTTATTCAACTCATCTATATTATCAACAATTTTAATTGTACCAAAACTTAATGTATCGAAAAAAAATAAAGATCCTTTAGAAGTACAAAATTCGATATTAAGATGATTCATCGATTGGTCGTGATAATTATTTACATCTTCTACATTCAAATATTCTATCATATTTGCAAATATATATTTATTATTATTCATTTTATATGTCCACCCACCAGATAACCCTAGTGTACAAAATAGTATTATATTATTTTCAAAAGTCATATAAATAAATTTTCCTTTCGATTTAACATCAAGTAATTTGATAGGTAGATTTTTTTTAATAATATAATAACCTTCAAATGGTTTATGTTTCTTATATCGACCTTTCAATATTATAATATCGTTTATTTTTTTATTAATCATGTATTTTTTAATAAAATCACAATATTTTTTAACTTCTACTATTTCAGGCATAATTTAATTATATAATTATAGAAATTAATAATTATATAATTGATAAAGGTAAATCATTTTTCTTACATATAATATTCATAACATTTGTATTCTTATCCGAAATATTATAAATCATCATTTTAATTTGATTTATATTATAACTCTTAAAATTGGGATAAATTTTTTTATGTTCTTTATCTATAAATTCATCTTCGTCGTTCATCTTATCTATAAATTTATCCAGAACATCTATTGTATTTTTTCCTAATTTTTCTTTATATTCATCTGCTGAATACTCTATATTCTCAAAATGATTATCGACTAATTCTTCCAAAATATCAGATTTTAGTACAGCTATAAATTTATTACCATTGTAAATATAAGCATATTGATCTTTCAGATTTGTTATATAGATATTCTTAAACTCGGGTCTCATATCATTAAAATGTATTGTCTTTATAGATTCTTCTAAAGAACACATTTTTTTATTTAATATTTTTAATATCTCCGATGTTGATAAAATTTTATTCAATTCTTCTGTACCAAATTTAACTATATTAACAGTATTGTTATTTATTGTACCATTATTTGTAATATTACTTGTATTATTATTTATTAATTGATTATTAATTTTATTAAGTGTTTTTGGATGTATCTTACATAATTTCAATAATTCATTAAATTTATTATTTAATTCAAAATTATCTTTCTCTAATTTACTTATTGTATTTATCTCATTTTTATTTTTACAAGTTTTTTCCAGAGAGAGAGATTTACATTTATAAAAATAGTATATAATTAAATATAATCATATATATCAAAAAATAATGTTTTTCTTTTAGTAAAATTAAAAAGACAGATAAGTATTTCATCAAAAGATTCTTCCCTCATAAAACAGAAGAGAAATAGTCATGTAATTACAATATATTCGAAGAGTTAGATAATATATACAATTATTCAAAAAAATCAAAGGATGTGATAATAAAAAAAAGATTGAATTATTATTATATAATATTTATAATTCAACAATTAAAGTAAAATGAAATTTTCTATATTAGATCCTAACGTATCAACAACAATGAATGTTTTCCTAATTATAGCCAATGTAATTAATTTAATATATAATATTCCACAAATGGTAAAAACTTATAACACTAAATCAACTGGGGATTTTAGCGGATGGTTTTTGTCTCTTCGAGTAATAGGTAATGTGATATGGATTGCGTACGCAATTGAAGTGGACAGTATGTTAATGTTAATAAATAATATTGTAACAGTCTTATCATCTATATTCATTGGATATTATAAAGTAAAAGAAATACATGTTGATTCTATGAACAATAAACCAGATGATAATATGGAAATGTATAGTGCTTATAAAAAAATAAATAATGATGATATTTATAATGAATTATAAATATTAAAATCTATCATATTATAAAAATGTCATCTATAAACTTATCAGGTTCAGTTGGATTTACTTTATTAGAATTAAATAATATAAATGTTTTATTATTTGCCGATATTCACGATGGAATTGAATATTGCGAACAAGATTCAACAATGATAGCAGATTGGTTAAATCAAATGAGTAATAAAAATAATATATTATTAGAAGAAATCATAAGGGAGAAATTTTTATTAACTGATTTATGGCCACATTCGAAACATACACAAGAATTAAAACATTTGAAAGATAATAATAATAAAATAATACCGGTTGATATAAGACCTAAATTATTACCATTCTCTTGGGAAGTGATTAATAGTAATAGTGTATTAGGACAATTAAAATTAAATAAATATATAAATCAATTAGTTAAATTATTTAATATGGATTCTGATTTTTACTTTAAATATTTAAAAAATGGTATTGATATAATGAATAATATTCAAATAACAACCAATGATAGTAAAGTATCACCATTAATACATTTTAATGAATTGAAAGAAATACTTAAACAATTTATAATAGAAAATATAGATCTGTTAAATAAAAGTATTATATATATATTGAATAATAATATAAAAGTATTATATGAAATTAACAATTTAACTAGTATGATTATGGAATGGTATATTATATTACTGATTCATAATAATACAAAAAATACAATAATACATGTAGGATTAGCGCATAGTAATCATTTATTAGATCTATTGGTAAAAGTATATCGATTTAAAATAATAAAACAATCTGGTATAAATCATATGAGTGAAATACCAAATACAATACCATCTGCATGTCTTATGTTACCCCCAGATGTTACAAATATGTATAATAGAAAATATGGATTTAATATTTGATAAAATAATATGGATTTAATATTTGATAAAATAATATGAATTTAATATTTGATAAAATATTTTCTACATATTAGTAAATGAGTAATAAAGTATTCGATAAAGACGATTATAACTCTGGAGATGGTATGATGACATCAATATGGGGTCCACCAATGTGGCATGTATTACATACAATTAGTTTTAATTATCCTATAAAACCAACAAAAGAAGATAAAACAAATTATTATAATTATTTTATTGGATTGAAATATATATTACCGTGTAGATATTGTCGTGAAAATTTTGTAAAAAATTTAAAAACAATACCATTGAGAAAAAGTACATTAAAATCAAGAGATACACTATCAAGGTGGGTTTATTTATTACATGAAGAAGTAAATAAACTACTTGGGAAAAAATCAAATTTATCATATGAAATGATACGTGATCGGTATGAAACATTTCGTTCACGATGTTTAAATGAAACAGAAATACCTATCAAAAAAGAAACTGGTTGTACTAAATCATTATATGGTATGAAAGGAAAATGTATATTGAATATTGTACCTAAGAAAACACAAATAAATACATTTAATATAGATCCTACATGTAAAATTAAGAAAGTTTGAATTATCTTATATCTATTTATTTTTATATTTATGTATAATTTCATTAACAAGTGTAATATATTGTACCTCGGCATTATATTTTGATAATCCTTTATTATCATTCCAATAATTCCATTTTTTCTTTCCCACCATATCAAAAATATTAGGTTCTGATGTATTATTATCTCCAAAAACTGCCTGTTTGTATAAACCATATAATTTTCCAAGATCGTCATCCGATGGTTTAGTTTTTAACTTTTTAACAGTGTCACATGCATTTGTAAATTGTATAGAATTTGACATATTTATATAAATATATTATAAATTATTTATTTAGATATCAACATCTTCCAATTGTTTATTTATAACATCCATTTCATCTAATGATAAATTATGAGTAGAGATATTTTCATCTTCAATAGATACCGATTCACTACTACTTTCATCTTCGACGATTTGTTTTAATTTTTTATTTTGACCAGATTGTATTTTATTTACTTGATTAGATTGTTGTTTTTTCATAACAGGTGTATTTTGATTATTATCAGACTCATTTTTCCGAGACATTTGTTGAATCATTTCTTGATACATCTTTTGTTGGTTATTTAATTGATTCATCTGTTCAATTAATTGTTCTTGTGTAATTCGTTCTTGTGTAACTTGTTCTTGTGTACCATGATTGTGATAATTTTGGTCGTGATTACCATGAGTACGATTACCTTGGTTGCGATTACTTTGGTCTCGATTACCATGATTGCGATTAGTTTGGTCGCGAGTACGTGTATAATGTTCATGGTTATCATTATTTTCATCAGTACTATTTTCCATGTCTAAATATTCAGAAGCATCCATTTGTTTTTGTTTTTTAGTAACAGATTTTTTATTAGATTTATTTGTATTAATTAAAACTGGTTTATTATTTTTATCTATCGTAACATTAAATTCTTCAGTTTCATCTTCGATTTCCGGATTATCATCCTTCTTTGTTTTAGGTTTATTAAGTGTATTAAAATAAAAGAATAATAGAATTATTAGTAACAGTGTAATAATAATCCATTTATTTTTCTTATCAGTTATAAAGTTTAAAACTTTCTTTAATATACTGGTATCATCAATAACTTCTGATATGGTATTATCTGTAAAATTATCTGTCATCACACTTGATTCGGAACAGGAAGTTATTGATTCGATTATTTTCTTAGCAATCTTTTTACCTGAAATAGCAACTTTAGTAACTACTTCTGGTACAGATGAAGTACTGTTATTTGACATTAATATATTAAATATTAAATTTCGTATATTTAAACTAACTATGAGTTGGGATATATAATATGATACCTTTGTCTATGAATAGGGTTGTCTGGTAGCGGGAAATACAATATATCCAAATTTACAATAATTAATAAATTCTTGATTATTATATATTATAGTACTACTTATTATACATGGTTTATTTTTTATTACAAAAATTTTATTAGTTTTTTTATAATTATTACTATTTAATGGAAATGATATATTGGATTTTACAATTAATCCTTTCATTTTAATACAATTCATTGTATTTATAAAATTATTTAACAAATCTTCATATCTAATAAATATGTAATTTTTAACTTTATTTGGTAGATCTTCTAATAAATATTTATTTTTAATATGTAAAAGTTCAAAAATATTTTTATATCTTTCTCCTGTATAAATATTTCTATCTTTTAATATTTCAGAACCATTATCATCAATACTATACATTTCATCATTTAAAAATTTATGTATTTTAACACTGGTATTACATTTAGTTAATTTAAGTGGGTGATGATGCAATTCTCGATAAAAAGAATTAATCCAATCTACTGGATTTCTTATAATACATATAAAAAGTGTATCGTCTGAGTTTGATAAATCATCAAACCCAAAAAAATGTTTCCATCCATAATTCCATGTTATTTCTACATCAAAATTAAGTAATATAATATTTTCAAGATAATTTGTCCCAGAACATCTTTCTCCATATATTGTAAATTTTTTAATACTCATATATATAGTTAATATTTAAATATTCTTTAATATTTACTTAATAATGGAACTGAGAAAACGAAAAAGAAGTCAAGTGGATCTTGATCCAATAGATTGGAATAAAATGATATCTGCCTCTAATATAAGAAATTATATGTTAAATGATCCAATTATAGATTGGTTTAAATATTATAATATAACCAATATAAATAGTATTCCCATAAAATCAAACCATAATATAACACATCATAATATGAAAAAAATAAATATATCGCATACTGATTTCATAATGGATGAAGGTATACAATATGAAAAAAATATTTATGATTTATTAAAAAATAAATATAATGATAATATAATACAAGTAGGAGAATCAAATGATTCCCATTCAATTGAAAAATACAATCAAACAATAGAATATATGAGAAAAGGTATTGATATGATATATCAAGGTGTATTACATGATTATAAATCAGGTCTTTTTGGTTGCCCTGATTTAATTATAAGATCGGATAAAATAAATACAATATTTAATCAAGATATAAATAATGATATGAATAGTGCACCAAAAATTAAACAACCGTTTCACTATGTAGTTGTTGATATAAAACATTCCACTATATTTTTATCCCATGATATGAAACATATATTAAATAGTAATAATGTACCAGCGTATAAAGGTCAAATTCTTATTTATAATAAAATATTAGGTAATATACAAGGTTACGAATCACCATTTGGTTATATTATTGGTAAGAGATGGACTTTTACTAAAAATAATATAACTACCGATGGATCTAATCAAATAGATAATATTATTAATATTAATTTAGTTTCTACTATTAACTATAATGATTATGATGTTGAATATAGAGATAAAGTAGACAAAGCAATTAAATGGATACGTGAATTGAGAAGAGACGGAATGAATTGGAAAATATTACCAAGACCGTTCCCAAACCGTTTTGAATTATATCCAAATATGAAGAACGACAAGGATATGCCGTATCATAAATTAAAAGTAGATTTTAATAAAAAAATAAATGATATAACAAGTATATGGAATTGTAGTTTCTCTAAAAGAAACATGATAAGATCGAAAAAAATATATACATGGAAAGATAAACGATGTAATTCACATAACATGGGATTCAAAGACACGAAAATGGGACAAACTATAGATAATATATTAACTATTAATAGACAATATAAGAGAAATATAAATAATTTTGGTATAATTCCCAAAGAATGGACTAATAATAAAGATATATTAGACTTTTATATTGATTATGAAACAATGAATCACAACATAGGTCAAGTTGTTGATAATAATGGATCGGATATTATATTTATGATAGGAATAGGATGGGAAGAATCCAATCAATGGATGTTCAAATGTTTTATATTAGAACAAAATAATGATATGAGTGAATTATCAATGATGAATTCATTTTATGATTATATTAATAATAAAAAGAATGAACTAGGATATACTGATATGCAATTTATTCATTGGACTAAAGCAGAACCATCTTTTTATAATAAATTTCTAAAAAAACATAATATTATATTTCCGGTGATTAAATTTTGTGACTTAAATAGTTTATTTCTAAATAATAACATTGTAATAAAAGGGTCATTGGATTTTAAATTAAAAAACATTGCTGAAGCAATGTATCAAAATAAACAAATATATTCACATTGGGACGTAATTAATCCGTGTTCAAATGGATTGGAAGCAATGTATATGGCATATAAAGTATATAATTCGACAGAGATTGTAAATGAATCAAATCATGTTATTAAAGATATAATAAAATACAATGAAATAGATTGTAAAGTAATATGGGAAATATTACGTTACATTCGAATGGTTTCACATTAATATTAATATGGTACTTAATATCATTATTATTAAAACAATCCCACCTATATAATATAATGGTGCTAAATTTAATAAAGTATTAATTGAAGTTATGAAAGCATTACTACTAGTAAATGGATTTAAACTACTCATATCACTTAATTCTGGTATAACTACACATAAGGTAGATGGATTATAAGATATATTTAGTATTTGATTAAATCTTTGTTCCATATTGCATCTGATATTAATATTATTATAACAAAAAATATAATATACTTGTAATTCAATTGCTGCTAAATTATCTAGTCGTGCATTAAAGGCCGTTACATATAAATTATATTCATTTTTTGTTAAATCTGTTTTTTTTCTAGAATTAAATAATGTCATTTTAATTTTATATTCTAATTCTAAACTACTATAACATTTAGAAAAGAAATATCCAACTGTAGAAGTTAAACTACTAGGTTGATCTCCTGTAAAAGATGTTTTAATACTAGCGTTAAATGAATTTATAATATTATTCAATTGATTTATATTACTAACAGATGCGGTATTACAATTTATACTAATTAATGATAACATATTAGTACTTAATATATTTGTTAAACTATTAATAACTGATGTCAATATTGTATTTACTATAGTCATGTTAATTCCAGGTAGCGTGTTGATTGAACTATCATTTAATAAAATGGATGGTATACCAACTGTATTATAAAAAATATCATTATCAGTAGAATAATTAAAGTTACTCTTTAAATTAGTCTTAGTTGTAGTTGTTGGTAATACTTTAACTACAGATGATTTAGGAGTATTTAATGGTATACACGAATCAAAAAAAATATAATTTCCGACGAGTCTATTATATTCTGTATTTATTATACATTTTATAATAGTTTCTAAATCATTTAATTGTATCAAAACATCACTTGAATAATAGTTAGACAATGTTTTGTATCCTTGTTGTAATATATTACCTAAATAGTTAGAACTAGGTTTGTTTGTTTTAAGGATACTATTTATTTGTCCAATAATATTACTTTCGATATCAGTACTAATGTTTGTATCAATTGTAATATCAGTAGTATTATTGATTAAATTTTGTTGTGTAATATTGTTTATATTTAGACTTTGACATGTAAGACCATTTATTATAAAGGAATTATTCGCAATAATACTAACAGTATTATTAATAATAGATGATACATTAAAAGTAGAAATAAAATTTGATATAAAATTATTAACTTCATTGTTAATTTGCAAAGGTGTTATATTAATACTTTTCATTAATGTTCTATTTCGTATAAAACTAGTATCTCCGCTAGTATCACAGTTAGTACAACTCATAATATATAATATATAATATATTATATATTATATATGGGAAATATATTATCAGATCAATTTGGTTCAAGAAATCCAAGTAATCCTGAATTTTATAATAATAATTTAAATGAAGTATTATTTAGAAAATACATCCACTCTATTTTAATAAATAGAACTGATTTAATAAATGGAAATGAATTACATATAAATAGAAGAAAAGCATTTTGTCGAACAACAATAGATAAATTAGAATATACATATGCCCAAAATTTAACAATGACATCGCCTGCTGATAATATAAATGTTCGTTTACCAGGAATATACAATACAATACAAGCGCATACATCAGTACTTGATAAAAAAAATACAATAAAGTCGCGCATTGATAATTTTGATGTATTATTAAAAATTAATACAATTGATTCAGTAAATCAAATATTTCAACCAAATACAACAAATGATTTAGATCAAATTACTGGTACATGTGATAACGATGTGCATGAAATATGTGCAAAACAATTATATGATAATAATTGTATTGTAAATAATAATAGTACATGGGAATATAATAGTAAAAATAGTAAATGTAATCTATATAATAATAATTTAAATACATTATTATCAACAATTACTAATTACGATACTATTTATTCTAGGAATAATATAATATTATCAGATGCGACTTTGGATAAGTATGATTATTTGTGTAATTTTTTAAAATATAAAAAATCAGATGGTACATATGTACCAAAACCAGATATAGGTATCTTGACTAATTGGGGACTCGGAAATTTATATTCAAATAAAGTGGATACTATAATAAATGGTTATAGTAATAATAGATCAAGGCAATTTAATTCACCATCACCATATATAGACGATGATTATATTAATGATGTTCGTAACTATATAAATGTATTAAATATATTGAATCAAACAGTACCTCCCATAATACCAACGGTACAAGAATCAACACAATCTAATATAACAATACAACCTATAACAATACAACCCAATACTGTCACAGATTCAAAAACAACAACGCGATCTAATACAACAACGCGATCTAATACAACAACGCGATCTAATACAACAACGCGATCCGATACAACGACAACAACACCATCCAATACAACGACGCAATCTGATACAATTATACCTACATCAACTGTATCAAAGGAAGTATCTCAAACAATTGCTTTACAAGAATTGTATAATAATTTGCGCAGGAAAATAATTATTAATTATTTAGTTATTAATGAGAATTTATATATGGATCCATTAAATTCAAGTATTAATTTCACGAAATTAAATATGGGTGATACATCATGTAATTGCCTTAATGGTTTATATGGTGATAATATAAAACTAAATCCTAAAACCAAGAATCCATTAGTGGATCCCTCGACGGGACAAACACCAAATGTTAGTTATTTATTAAATATATTAAATAATTATAATATAAATGTACCAGTCATATCATCTTCATCGTCTAAAACCACATCATCTAAAAATCTCAATACATCAAATATGAGAGGCGCCTATTTGAAAACTGAATTTAAAATTGCTCAAGCGAGTTTAAGATATTATTATTATTATTATGATAGTGATAATAAATTTAAATTTGCATCACCTCAAAATTTTCAAAGTATATATACTAGAACAAATGGGAAATTTTATGATGAATATGGTAATAAATTAACGTATTATTATCATAATTTTCCTCAATTACCAATTTCATTTGCAAACGTGAATTTAAATGATCCGGCAATCTATAATACAATTAATACAAAAACAATTAATATGTTTTTAGAAAATATAATTGATAATAGTGGTCCTAATGTATTAAATCAAATTGATTTATCTGGAAATAATACAAAATCAACTATATTTTTCCAAAATACCCCTGTATCAGATTTATCAAAAACAAATTCAATCTATTCTATGAAATTACAAGCAATGGCATCTTTTGTTGATAAAGATGAAACATCTGATGTTTCGTCTTGTTATAATAATTTGTATAATAAAACATCAAATAATCAATTACCGTATTATAGAACAACAACAAAATCTGGACAGACTGTAACTTGTGTAAATACTTTTAATTTGAATAATATAAATGCAAATAGTTTGACAATAAGTGATATTATTATGAATAATACATGTGGTAATGCTGGACCCGTAACAAACTTTTTTCCAATTATACCAGAAAATTCATCATGTCCAACAGGAGGTGATCCAAATGGAACAAAAGGTCAGATTTTATTATGTTTGACCGGATTTAATATTGATATAACTAATACTAATACTGTAGTACCAAGTTTATTTTCTCCATTCAATGGTGAATATCGTTCTTGTAATAAAACTGATGTGTATTGTAGTGAAAATACCTACATTAAAGTATCTGACCCAACAATATATTTAGAATTTAATTATACTAGTGGTAAATATAATATTAGTTTAATAAAACAAATTAATGGTGCTCTGAATACTGTCGTAATATCCAAAGAATTTTTATATAATTCAAGTGGAAGTAATAATAATGAAGAAATGTGTTTAAGTGGTGCTTTCCTCTCATTGTATATATTATATTTACATTTAAAAAATATATCAGATCCAACATTGCAAGAACAAACATTTAAATCGTATATGTCAACTAATATAATTAATTTTAATTATATTGCAGTAATAAATACAGTATTAAATCCGAGTTCACAGCAATTAATTGAACCAAGTGGATCTAGTACAATTTCGGCATCATTTATAAATTATCTTAATAAAAATATACCCTCATATATTTGGTTAACAAATAATCACTTGTCGTCATCCCTTCCTACAGCAGGTTTTCCTATAAATGGAATGATTACAACTGGACCAAGTAATCTAACAATAAAGACCGGTTCAGGAACTGGATTTCTAGTAAGTAATTTTAATTATTTAGATTCTTATAATTTCTATATATTTAGTAATAATATAACAGATACTATTTATGGTCAAGGAATATTTGTAAATAATGAACTTGCTAATATAACACCATATATGGTAATTGAAAATTACACAACAACACCGAGTATTTGTCAATTTTTAGATATAATACCAAATACAACAGTTGTAATTCCAAATAATAGTATTAGTAATTGTCCTAATATACCAGTAGGAAGTAGTGGTATATTAAATTTATCTAAGATATTCAGTGCGTCTAAACCTATTTTAATTTATTGTCCATCAATTTATAGATATTTATTGATATCAAATCAAATAGTGTTAGGTGCGTCTGATTGTACAAATGAAAATATAGGAAGTGTTACAAGTACTCATATAAAACAATCTAATTTAAATACAATAAGTGATCAACTTTTTATAACAGGTAGATATGGATTAACTAAAATCAGTAATATAAATAATACGAATGAATGGTTAATAGTATCATATGATAATTTTATAAAAAAATTAGGCGCCGTGTTTACTCAAAATATAGATGGAGTTCAAATAACATTAACATTTAATAATAATACAATTAAGAGTTATATATTAACGAAATTTAATCAATATGTTTTTAAAACTAATAATGATGAAACCGAAACAATCATATTACAACTAGTTAATTTCAAATGGATTATTACATTGAATGGAGTTTCTATATATCAAAGTTCTAATAATATAACAGATAGTATAGATTTTATTACTAATTATATTAATAATACTAATATTATAATTAAAAATGACTATTGGACAAATGTAGAAAATCCTATTAATAAGACGATTAAAAAAATAAATATGAATATAATAACTTATTATGTAATAGAATTAGAAGTAGTAAATAACGCAATTACTAAAAATATAAAATCACACATGAATAGTTTTATAAATAAATATTTTTCAAAGGGAAATATAATAAATAATACTATTAATATTAATATTACACAATCCAATACACTTTCATTAAATTCATTTATATTGATAGAGTTTTATTTATTAAATATAGAATTATTATCAGGTTATTATCGTAATTCAGAGTTCTTTATTAAAGAACTTGCAAATGATATTAATCTTGGATATCTTGTTACATTTAATTATAATACAACATTATTATTATCAGTAACTAATGCGTTGAATATGTATAATGAATTATCTGGATATAACAATTTAAATAATTTAAATATAACTATATCTAGTATATTTACAAATAATTATACAGTAAATTTACAATTATATTCATATGATTCATTTTTATTAAAAATACCAAATAATAATACAGAATCATCTACTATAAGAAATATAATATATAATTCATATATTAAAATTCCAGAATTTAATTCAATGGCACCAATTCGTGTTCAATCAATAGATGATATAAATTATATTGTATATTACATGTATAATACAAAAACCTCATTAATAAAAACAACAAATAATAGTTTGATCGGATTATCAAATATGTTATATGATATTAGTACAAAAACATGGAGTATATTAACACCATCATTAAATATAAATAAAATAACACCTATTGGAGAATTTATAGGAAGAATAGTAACCAAACTATCGAATAACATTAGTTTTTATGTTAATATAAAAACTATTAATATGAATACAAATGATTCAATACTACCATATGATACTTTATTATATAATAATACAATTAATATGAATATATCAAAACAATCTATTTCAACTAGATTAACAAATATTTATCCTGTCTTAAAATCTTATATTGATACAAAAAACACAAACACTCAAGGTTTAATAAGCGCGTGCGGTAATTTACCAAAAGATAGTATGGATAATATAATTCAAATAATAAATGATAATTATACAAATGCATTAATAGAATTTACATCAATAATAGATAATATAAAGTCTGCTTTAAAAACAAATGAAAATTTTACATCAGAATCCGATGATAGTATAAATTCAATAATTAACACACAACTAGATACATTAAATAAAATATTGGATAACACAACATACGATATAAATACATATAATTATTATTATTTTTTAAATTTAATGTTTAAATTTGATAATGATGATATAGCATTAAATACTACTGTAATAAAATTAATTAAACCACTAATAGATACAGTACAAACAACAAATAATATTACAATAGATCCAACATTAAATAGTTGTACTACTATTAATACTTGTTTGATAAATTATAATTCTATTTATTTAAAATTAGGTGGTGTCGATCGTATCAATCCACCTCCAACATTATTAAAAACATTGATATCAATAATAGTAATTTTAGTAATTGTAGTAGTAATAGGCATAATAATAATTTATGTAATTAATGTTACCATTAAGGATAAAAGATTGTATATAAAACGATTATTATCTAAATTAGATGACTAGAATTTATGAGTTGGGTAACAAGTTTCTCTGCTCAAGACTATTGTAAAACAAATTGACATGTCTCATAAATAATATTATATTATTAAGGGTTAAACTAATCTTTGTATTAAAATATAATAATGGGTTTTGATAAATTATTATCTTTTTTTATGAAAAATTTACAAAATAATATAGTGGAAGATCTATATAACAAACCAGTTGTTGTTACTAACCATATATACTTTGATATGAATTTTATAGTTTATAATAGTATTTCAAATATAGAGAATGACGTAAATAGTATTTATAAATTAGTATTTGCAATACCATATACAAATATTGGAATAATTGAAAATAAATTACAAACTATTTTTAATACATATCATTGGAAACAAGTTACTAAGAATATAAACATGATAGATATATTGGATGGAAATAATATAAGTGAAATAATGGAAAATTTTAATAAAATGATTTCAATATATATATATGATTTATTTTATTGGGATGTATATAATAGTATAAGCAATTATATAAAAAAAAATCATCCAATACAATTTATACGTTCAATTAATTTATTTTTAGATGGTATACCAACTTATGCAAAAATACTAGAACAAAGACGCCGGCGTATGAAAAATTACGTTGATTCTAAAAATCGTAAAAAAATATTTAATACATATTTTGAAAATATAGTCCAAGATCTAATAACAGAAGATGATATAACGTTTGATTATTTTGAATGGTTGAAACATTTATTTTCATTTGATAAATCACTTGGTCCATATTCAGAAATAATGATATTACTAGGAAATTTTATTCTAGGAAAATTAAAAGATGATTATTCGGATATAATAGTTACATTAAATAATAGTACAAATAATGGAGAATCAGATTACAAAATATTTAAACATATTAAAGATAATAATATTGACTGTGATGTAACGATACATTCATGTGATTCAGATTTTATTTTTATGATTGTATGGTATCAATTATTATGTAATACTAGTTCTATCGATATTAACATTATGTTAATCTATTATAATAAAACTTCATATAATAAAAATAATATAATAAATACATTAATATGTGGTAAAAAAATAAATAATTTATTATTAGAGAAATATAATAATATAAATGAACTAAATTGTGATGTTAATGTTAATGTTATTTATGATTTATTATTAATATTATTAATGTTTGGTAATGATATAATACCACCTAGTTATGAATTGGGAACAGAATTAAATTTAAAATTATTATTTGAAACACATAATGTATTATATCAAAATAATAATTTTATTATTAATGTAAATAGTGTTGATATAATAAATTTTACAAATTTATCAAAATGGTTAAAATTAATAAAAGAACGTAATTCATTTAGTATAATAATTTTAAATAGATTTTATAAATTACCATATAATCTTATAATTAATATGACAGAAAAATATGATATACATAATATAATAAATAAGGTATTAATTCCATATCATATTAAAATGTGTGAGAATAATATATCGACAGATATAACTGATTTCAGGACTAAATTAAAAAGTGATATAATGTATGATGAAATATTATTAAAAGATTCTCATATAGAAGATTATATAGATATTATAAATTCCAGAGATTATGGTTTAATAAGAATAGAAAGAAACTATGATATTGAATCTAATCCATATCAAACATTATATAATTATATTACTGTTATCGCATATAATAATACTGAAGATGAATTTAATCGCCCATATAAAATATTTTTCGATAATCTAATTGATTCGTCTAAAGAATATATTGAAATTACTAAATCATGTAATACTAAACAATATATAGAACTAATAATATCGCTATCTCATATATTTTTCCACAAGTTTGATTTATATACACCATATTCATTGTTTCATTATGGAGAAATGTTAGCACCGTCTATTGATATGATAATTGATTTCATAGATAATAATAATATTAAAACTATATCAGAATCTTGTTATAAAACAGCGCAAAAAATAGATAATTATTTTAATCCAATATCACATCATTTATTTATAACTCCATATTTATTAGAAAGCACATATGTGAATAGTATAAAAAATATAGAATATATTAATAGTTTATTAAATGTAGTTGGTGAAAATATTCCAGGTATTTGGTATAAAGAAAATGAAAGTTTTATTTTAAAGAATTTTGATCCAAACCAAATAATAAACTTATCTAATTCTATGATACAATTATACCAAGATAAATTTATTAATAATATATTTAAATCATCTGATAATTTATTATATTACGAGTTATAAATAATATTATTCCGTTTACAACATATTATAATATTATTTATAATAATATGATTAATATTCCAAATATAATAACATTATCCGGAATGATAATAGTATTGTATTCAATGTACATGTATTATTTAACATCTGATGTATATTATATAATACTATGTTGTATTGGGTTTACATGCGATTATTTTGATGGTGTTGTTGCAAGAACATATAATATGACAAGCGAATTTGGAAATATTCTGGATAAAATGATAGATAAAATAAATCAAATTACCCTATTGACAATATTAATGTTAAAATTTAATATTTCACCAATATATATATATTTATATATTCAAAGAGAAATTATAATGTTCTTAATGCGAAAATATAATATGAAATCGGTAAATTCATCATTTTATGGAAAATTAAAAACTTTTTTATTTCCAGTTACAATAATATTATTTCATTGTAAAGTAGATATCAAGTATATATATTTAAATATATTAACTATTTTCAATTATATTACACTGCTTGTATAAACCATAACCTAATATAGCAAAAATGAATGAATCAAGTCTGTCCAATATACCACCATGAGATAATAATATATCTGAATAATCTTTGATATCTAGATTTCTTTTTATATATGAAAAAAATAAATCGCCAATAATTCCTAATAAGAATATAATGTTAACAAAATAAAAATTAGTATTACTTATAAAATAATAAATTAAAATACCAATATATCCACCAATATATCCCTCAATTGATTTATTTGGTGAAATCCATCCTATTTTATTTCTACCATACATTTTTCCAACTAATTCTTGAAATGAATCACTTATAACAATTATTATTATAATATTAAATATATCATTACATGTGAATAAATTATTTGATACCATATCACTACAAATAATAATAATAACAATACCAATCATCAATGATAAATTATTTAAATCTTTTGATATATTTTTAATTAATTCATATAATCCTAAAATAAGTGATAAACATATTACTATATTTATTTTTTTAAATTTAAGACTTATTAAAGTAATAATACTAATAATAATTCCCATTATAATTTTATTTAATTCCATAATAATATTTATTATATAAAAATAACATAAAGTAAACACATTTTATATTATTCTATATAAAATATATCTAATCTAATTATAATGTCGAATGAAACGATAGATTTGCCATTAAATGAAACAAGAAAATTTAAATACGGTATATTACCAAATAAATTAAAATATGTTATAATTCAAGATGAAAATGATGATATGTCAAATGTATCAATGTCTGTTAAAGTTGGATCATTAGATGAACCACATGAATATATGGGACTAGCTCATTTTTTAGAACATATGTTATTTCTAGGAAGTAACATGTATAAAAAAGAAAGTCATTTTGATGAAAAATTACGAGCATTCGGAGGATCCTGTAACGCTTACACCGGGCAAACCGAAACAGTTTATTATTTTAATGTATTAAATACGAAAAAAAATAAAAAACAGAATGATTATATGGAAGAAATATTAGATATTTTTTCTAGATTTTTTATAGATCCATTATTTGATATTAATTCTGTAGAACGAGAAATAAATGCAATTAATTCAGAACATCTTAAGAATTTAAATAATGATATATGGGTTAATAGACAAATATTATTTAATTTATCTAATAAAGATAGTGGTATTAACAAATTTAGCACAGGGACATTAGAAACACTTGGTTCACATGATATAAAAACATTACGTGATAAGATGATAGAATTTTATAATTCGTATTATTGTTCAGATAATATGTGTATCACTATACAGACATTTGCCGACGTTGATATAACAGAAAAACTAATAATAAAATATTTTTCATCAATTGAATACATTAAATCAAAACCAACTATAGTGTTACCTGATATTAAATATGATATTAAGAATGAAGAATATGTAATGACACCAGTAAATGATATGAATTATATCATTTATTTTTGGGATGTCCCATCATTTGAGAATTATCTATTTAATAAAGTAGACAATATAATAGATAATATTATTGAATATAATGGTTCAACTAATTTGAAAAATGTATTAAAACATATGGGGTTAGCAACTGGTATAATGTGTATATATCAAAATGAAGGTATATTTAGTCTACAAGTTAATTTAAATGATATGGGTGATATCCAAAAACATTTTGAGAATATAAATAATGTAGTACGGGATTATTTTAATATATTTTTACAAGACAAAAAATTATTAAAAAAATTATATGAATATGAAATATCAAAAATGAAATTAAATTATATGTATGATACTAAAAATGATAATACTGATTTAGTTAATATGATATCAACCAATTTACATTATTATCCAATAAAAAATGTATATAATGGTAACATGTTAGTAATAAAAAAAGATTTGGAGGCATTATATGATTACGTATCATTATTATTATTCAAAAATTGTAATATAATATATGGTACTAAAAATAAAATAGACAAAGATGTAATATTTATTAAAGATAAATATTATTTACAAAAATATGGAAAATTAAATAAAACATTCATTACAAATTCAACTACATTGTCATCACCTCATGATTTTTCAATAGTACTAGATAATAAATTCTTAAATATAATGCCAAAAGTTATTAATAACTTGGATAATTATCAAGTACCAACTTTAATAACAGATAGATATTGGTATGGTGGGACATCTCAATATAAAGAACCATATGTATGTGGTCTAATATATTTATCTCATCGTAAATTAGTATATAATGTTAAACAATTCATGTTAACAACGATTGCTTGTAATATATTAAATCAATATGTATCTGAAATATTTAGTCAAGAATTTGAATTAGGGTCTACCGTCGGATTTTATATAAGTCCTAATGATGGGATTTTAACAATTGAAATAAATGGATTAAATTATAATTATAATGAGTTTTTTAATAAAGTTTTGGATAAAATAAAAAAAATAAAACCTGAAGAAATAATAATACAGATAATAATTAGTCGTATAAAGGAAACTCTTCGAAATATTATTAATTTATCACCTTGGGATTATGCAAGTTATATACTTGGTTTGAAACAATATAATTATTCATATAATATGAAACAAAAAATAGAAGCAGTAGATAATATAATGGAAGGAGATTATTATAACACTATTTTAAAAAGAATCCAGAGAATTACATCGATGGATAAATTATCTGTGACGACTGTAATATATGGAAACATATCTAAGATGGATTTACCAGAAATAATTTCAACATATGAACCGCATCCTATACCTCTTCCATCAGTACCGTATTCCTTAACAATTAAACATCCTAATAAAAATGAATGTAATAAAGTTGTAATGATGATGTTACCATGTGGTAAATATTCTGAATTAAATGTTGCTAAAAATATCATATTATCAATGCTTTTAGACCAACCGACATATATGTATTTACGAACAAAAGAACAATTAGGATATCTAGTTAATTCAACATTATATTACGATAGATTGAATTACTATATTATTATAAAAGTTCAATCAGCGCTTGATATTGATTTTGTTGAAACAAAAATGAAAAAATATATAAAATGGTTTAAGAAATATCTCGAAACAATTGAATCAAGTAAATTTATTAAAATTAAGAACTCTGCCAAATCTAAACTATTAAAGAATCCAAACAATATGACTAATTTAATGGATAAATACATAAATGAAATAAGAGAAAGAACATATATATTTAATAGAACTGAATTAATTGCTGATATGATTAACAAAATAGATATAATTAGTATAATAGAATTATATGAAAATATTATTAAAGATTTAATAATATTAAAAATAACATAAAATTAATTTTCACTTTCACCACCACTTTCATCACTATCACCATTAGGTGTAGTATCTAAACTCATTGATTCACTGTCGTTTTTACCACCAGAAATTTTTTTATAGATTAAAAAACATAATATTAAAAATATTAAAATTCCTACACCAATTAATATCATGTTTAATGTACTATTACTAGCAGGTGCTGTTGTATTTTGTTCACCACCGTTAATTTTTTTTAGAAGTACTTGAAGAGAGTTTAATTTTTTTTGTTCATCATTCTTTTTAACTATATTAGTATTCATATATAAATAATATAGATAAAAATTTTTTCATAAAACTATATATTTTTTTGGTAGAAATTGTATAAAAATATTAAAAACATTTTAATGGTGGATCTTTTTTATATACATTTCTATTATAAAATAGTTTACAATCAATTGATGATTCTTTTAGTATTTTTTCAAATTCTGATATTAATTCTTGTTTTTTATTTGCTTTCATCCATATAGATTGATCAATTGTTTGCTCGCCTGGATAGGTAGCAAGATACAGAAATACATCAACAATTCTTTTATTTGATGGTAAATCTTTATGTGAACAAAATCTAACAGCACGTCCAATAATTTGTAACATTCTGCTCATATTCCAATATGGTTCCATGATATGAACTTGTTGGACTCTTAAAAGAGATACACCCTCTTTAATAGAAGGTGATCCTAGGATAATTCGTATCAATGACCCATCTGTATTTTTACTATTATTAAATGTTCTTTTTATATCTTCTTTTGCGCGTAGCGGTTCATCACCAGACCATACGGCGTATCTTTTTTTCCCTTCTCCATGTGTTCTATAATTTACATATCCATTATATTCTAAATATTGGATAAAAGATTTTATCCCTCCTATTTTTTTAAAATTACTATATACAAAGGTAGGTCCAGATGACTTGGAAATATTATTTAATATTTTATAAAACTTTTTTGAATACTTTATTACATTTTTTTTACTTAAATTAGAACCACTGAATGAAGCGAATCCTTTCATATCAATCCTCTTGTTGGGAAAAGCAATATTAGATATTAATCGAGGTCCTAATAAAAAATCACTTGGTAATTTTAATATATCGCGACCCTTAAAATTTCCTTGTTCTTCGGCATCCAATATAGTACGATAACTTTTATACTGAAATGGTTCCATCTTACATTTTACAATTTTAAAATTAGTTTTAGGAAAACTTTGTGGTTCAGCGCCTCTATAATATGATATTAGATTTGGTATATAAGATTTAAATTTGTCAATGTTAATTACTTTATAATCAATCGTATCATTCACATTAGTTTGTTTGATAAATTCTTTATTGAAATCGTCACCAATAGGTATTTCATTTTTTAATTTTAATAGATTAAGAGTTAAAGCAATTTCTTCTGGTTTGTTAAACATAGGAGTTGCAGATAATAAAATTATACGAGTCTTATCATCAGACCTTTCTATTACTTTTTTTAAATTTAAATAAAATGTACCTGATTCCGAAATCATATTTTGAATTTCATCTATTATTAACATTGTGTTTTTTAATTTAATCTTATTATTCATACATTTGTCAATAAAAGTATGATAACTATAAATTGTATAATATGAATCTATTATTTTATCCGATTTTTTAATAATTTTTTTATATAATTTATCTTTTGACTTTAATCCCTTTATTATATTTCTTTCAGAATCATTTATATAAATATTTCCACCACATTCGCTACGTAACTCTGATCTAAAATTACCAATTAATGAGGCAGGAAGTACAACAATTACATTCATTTTAGATTTAAAAACTTCAGCGATTGATATAACAGTGCATGTTTTACCAGCACCTATTTGATGATATATCAATAATCCTTTACCAGATAATTTACTTTTAAAATAGTCTCTTAAAAACAATTGCTGTGGTTGTAATTTAAATTTTTTAGGTAAGCATATCTCGCTCATCGAAGCAGTGCTTTTTTTTAATTTATATTGTTTAAATTCTTCATTTATTTTTTTATAAATTGACATATATTATTATAATTTAGAATTTAATATATAGATAATTAGATAATGGTTACATGATTTTATACATCGCTATAAATTGATTAATAAAAAATTGAATTAAACATTAATTTTTTAAATATACTAAGATTCTACTAATGAATGAACTTGTTAAGATATATAATAGTTATGATATACAAAAATATTATAAGTATTTAACCGACTCTTTGTGTGATAAATTGATATTAAATAATATAGATGAGAAAGTTAAATTTACTCAGAAATATATAGATTGTCTATATCTAGTTTTCAATAATTTTAGCAATAGTAATTATGAATTTAAAAATAAACACATAACAAATCATGTTATAGAAATATATAATATAGGATGTATTGATAAAATTACAGATTGTCATTTTTTACAATACATTATAACTACTTCTGTTGTAAAAGAATGCCATAATATATTTAAAAAATTAAATATAAATCGTCTATGTACAATAGAAATAAACAGTCTAATACATCAAGTTTCATCTAGAGGTATGGTTCAATCATTTATATATATATATGACTATATGAATGAAAAAAGACTTACACTATCAGATGAAAATAAAATTAGTATATTAATTAATAGTTTTAAGAACAGTGATGATAGAATATATAAATATTTGTTAAATTTGATTAATATAGGAAAATTTATAGAAAAACAAGAGTTAGAAGTAGAGTCTATAAAAAGTGATATATTAACTAATATATTTGAAAAACATATTCCTGAAAAATATAAATTGAAACGATTAAAGGCATTAAATAGTATTGTAAATTTAGACAATATGTTATCATTTATATTACAAAAGAGTATTGAATATTATAAAAATACAACTGATATAAAATTGAATCATGTAAATGTATGTAATTTTATAGATAAATTATTAAAATATTATTATAATAGTCAAAGTAGATTAGAACACAATATAATATATTTATTATTAGTAACTATTCATTCACAAGAAAATATGGATACATATAAATTAAAAGAAAATATTTTGAGATTATATAGTATATTTAATAGTTATGATAAAAATATATTGATATTTGAATTTTTAAATTTAATAGTAAAACCTGATATGTTAGGTGATACTGAAATTATTAATACATTACGTATTAATAATAGTATTCCAATTGATCCTATTATACTAGATGGATACATAAATAATTATATTAGAATTATATTATATAGTAATTCAAAATATCCAGATATTTTGAATTCACCGTTATTTAACAAAATAATACAATCAATACCAAAGAATCTAATATCAAAAAATTTAAATGAATATGAATATAATAGAGATGTATTATTACTTTTCCCATATATATCATATTTTTCTATTGGTGATCATGATATAAATCACGTTGTTAAACTGAATCGTTGTTTATTACAATTAAGATTATATATTCGAAAAATAAAAAAATATAATCACCTTAATAAAAAAATTAAAATTTATCCACTATTAAATGAGATGATTAACATTAAACCAAATTCACTAAAACCTATATTTAAAAATGGAACAGAATTTTATAAAAATATGAAACAAAAGTATAATACTATCCCTCCATATCATATATTCCCAGGACAATTACAAATAATAAAACCAAATACGGTGTTAATTAGAGAAAAAGCAGACGGCGTATTAACCAATATAATACCAACTGATATATTTCCATCTATTAATTTTCAACATGCTATTAAAGCAGAATATATAGAAGAATTAGATTTATATCTTATTATTGATATTGATATAAATATGACAATTGAAGATCGATATATGTATTTACGAAAATTACATCCATATATTCAATCAAATAATTTATATAGTATTAATACGATAGAAGATATGAAAAAGTATATTGGTGTTGAAAGAGAACAATTAAAACAATTTTTAGCAATGGAATATACTAATTATCGTTGGTATCCAAAATGTGCTTGGAAGATAGAATCAATAGATAATATTATTGAACATATGACTAATTTTATAAATGGTACTGATGTAAATATGGTAAAGTGGATATGCGATGATGGAATAATATCAAACGATGGATTCATACTAACACATTTAGATGGAAGTCGTGAGATAAAGATCAAACCAAAAAAATACAATACAATCGATTTATTATACAAAGATGGAAAATGGTTAGATCGAGAAGGAAATAATTATAATGATATTATAATTATAAATGACGATGTATCTAATAATACAATATGGAGATGTTATCCAAATCAAATTGACCCACATGAGATTCATTTTGAACCCCGTGAAATTCGTATTGATAAAAGTAAACCAAACAAAATGACAATAGTAAATAATATAATACGCTTATATAAAGAGACATTTTTACCATCTTATCCAAGTATATATCGTACTGTGAACCAAGTTGATTTGTTCTACAAGAATCTTGAGCGGGATAATATGAATGAAATTAAATCAACAACATGGGGTAAAATAGTACATTGTAATAATAATATAATACAACAAATGATAAAAAAATTACCATGTAAAAATATTTTAGATTTAGGTTGCGGAAATGGTAAGTTATTAAAATATATTAAAAATATAAAATATTATTGTGGATTAGATTTGGATGTATGTATGTTAGCAACTGCCATTAATCGATATGGATATGAGGATATGATACAATTTATCAATATGAATCTTGGAGATTGGGATAACAAATATAATAAAATAAATAATAACATTGATACCATTGTAGCAATAAATAGTATTCAACATTTTAGTACAGATAAATTCTGGACACAATTAAATCAACATGTTAAAAAAGATAGTATGATGTTATTTAATCTAGTGACAATGGATTGTGTAAAATATAGTTTTGATACAAAATCATACATATTAAGAGAAAACAATATAGTTAAATATTATTTTGAAACAATACATTGTAAAGAAATGAGTGAACCATATATTGATAATATTATGGAAACATTAGATAGATATGGTTGGAAAATATATTCAACATATTGTCCTGATAGTATATTATTACCAAAATATTATACTTGGTATATTGTTGTAAAAATATAAATTTTCTTTATTATATTAATGATAGAAATTAATGATATAATAATTATTGTAATAATATCTATTTTATTATTCTTATTTTTTAACAAATCTCGTGTTATTCCAACTGAACACATGGGAAATATAGAGGTTCATAAAAATGATGATTATAATATTAAAAATAATTAAGAGTTGTGGGTGAAAATTTTCGACGAAATCAACTATGTCATACGAGTACGTATTGCAATGATTCGTTCCATTGTATTATCATTTATAAAAAACCCATGTATATTAGTAGTATCTAGTTTATGATAATCATTAGGTATAAATGTATACGAAACATCTTTACTTTTAAAAGCAAATGGTCTATTGTTTCTGTACGATTCTTCCATTTTATATAATAATACATTATCTGGATTTGGTATATTAACAGATTTACCATTCATTGGACCTGTATTACCTATTAAAATTTGTAGAGTTCCTATTTTCCATTCAAAACCAAAAAATGGATTTTGCTCACTTTGATTTGGTAAAAAATCAATTGGTGTATTGATATAAATTGGTTTTGGATTATTGTAATATACTGGTAAGTTAGTATTTGGATCTATAAATGTATCAACTCTTCTCATAGTATCATACCCTGGTTTAGATTTCGATATTTTATCTAAAAAATTATTAGATATCATACTACTTGCGAAAGGCGTCATACTACTGGATTTTGTACTAATAGTAGTGTTCAATTTAATATCTATTTGTTGTTTTTTTGGTATTCCAGGTAAAACTAAACGTAATTCCGTCATATCATTTATTGGAACGATTGAACTAATTGGTTGAACTTTATTCCCTATAATATCACGTGCTAATACGACTGATCGTTCCATATTATCTTTCGCTAATAGTAATTTTGTCATATCAGCAGATTTAAGTTCATTTATTTTTAAAACACTAATATGGGGTTTCCAATTTTCAACTCCATAATAATGATCACTTACAATAGCATATAAATCATTACCATTACAACTAAAAATATCATACATTGTATTGTCCGCTCCTCTGATCTCTCTTCTATGTGTTATTTGTCCTAGTTTCCTATTTAAAAAATCATATATATCTTTTCTAAATTTTCTAATATTTTCAATAAATTTTGGATCAAAATTATAAATTCTCGCCCAATATTTGTCTACTATATCAGATGGACCTAAAAAATCCCACATACCTCTCCCAGTTGCTGGATTAATTGATTCAAATCTTATCCCACTATTTATAATATTTTCAATAAATGATTTTTTTATACATTCAATTAAATCAATATTTTGAAATATTCCAATATTTGGATGAATCATATTAACATGTAATTGTAGAAAAGTTAAATGTAAATCTTTTAATTCTGTTCCCACACCTAGTGCTATACGCCTTCTCTCATTTATTCTTTCTAATGTATCTCCAGTTATTTTTGCCATAATAAACAATGACATATTATTATCAAAAGGTTTTCCACCGCCTTTTAAACTATTTTTCAAAGCAATGTATTTATTTTGATATTTTAAATATTTATTATACATTTTTTTTTGATATTCATGATCTAATTCTTTAGACATATATATATATATATATAATTTCTAACATTCATATAATATGATTATAGATATGAATATTATAAAAAAAATATTTAATGGAAAGATAAAATTAACAAAACAAAGTGATATAATAAAATTATCGCAATACAGCGATATTATTCCAATGTACGATATTTATTCCGATACAATTATACCTGTACCTAGTAAGGAAATAAATTATCGTTTACTAAAATGCCATTATCGGTTCATTACTGACGAAGTTAAACAATGGATAAAAAATAAATTAGATAAATCTGATAATAAGATTAAATATATAGATAATTTACATATAATAGATAACTATGATATGGAAACATTAGAGAAAACATCATATGAAACATTATATAGAAATTCACCAGAGTTAGGTTTATCAATATCAATATGTAAAAGAAATAGTTTTAATCCATTTTCAACCCATTTAACACCATATTATACAAAAAATGAATTAATTAAACTTGGGATGAATAATAAGATTATAAAAAATATAGATATAAATGATCTGATTGATAAAACAGAACATTATAAAATATGTAAAAAAGTATCAAAGAATGATATATCGTATAAAACAATCATAGAACATATGAGAGCAATAATAGAAAATAACTGTATCGGTTGGATACAATATTATTCAATGACAGGTAGTTATGTATTTAATAAAATATTAAGAGAAAATTTACCAATAAATCGTTATATGTATGATGGATTAAAAAATATTATAGATACTATGAATAGTATATCTTTACCAAATAAGTATTATTTTTATCGTTTTATATGGGATGATATTTTTATAAAAAATTTAAAAATAGGTGATACTTTTATGGATAATGGATTTATATCAACAACTAGAGATCCATTCTATTCTCCAGGTATTAAAATGGATTTTGGATTAATATTAATACGTATTAACATACCTAGTAAAATGAAAGGTATTGGATTACTAGTAGAAAATTTTAGTATGTTTCCAAAAGAAGAAGAATTTTTAATTGCACCATTTGTTAAATTTAAATTAGTTGCTAAAAATGATACAACATATTATCACGTGGATGAAAAATTCGAAAAATTAATAAAAAAAAAATATGAATTTGATTTAGTGTCGAAAGATATATCAAAAGATATTGAAAAGCATTTAAAAAATTTAAATATAGTTGACGATAATACTATTCCATCAATAGATATTAGTAACATTAGATTGGATAGCATGGAACGATTTGAACGATTCAATCAATTCATTAAACAATGTGATATAATAGGACAATATATGTATAAGAATATGATATATATATGCCAGTTCTTTGATTCTACTGGATCATATCAAAATATGTATTATAATAAAACTAAAGATGGAATGATTCATACACATTCAATTGATGGTAATATAATATTATCTATTGAATGTGGTGATAAACTAGTTGTAAATTATTTGAAAACAAAATGTTCATATGATAATAATATTATGCACAAAAATATAGAGAATGTAAATGAAATAATATCAATGTATTGTAAATTATTTGGATACACAGAAGCACTTGTATTTTTTGAATATAATAATTTTATAGAGTTTAAAGATAATTACATTGATAATACTGAATTCTTATCTACTAATTTATATTGTAAGACAATATATGATTATATTAAGAATAATATACACACAGATATAAAATATTATAAATTTAATTATGGTTTTTGGAAATTGGATAAAATATTCAAACTAATCGTACCTAATGATATAATTATATTATTAAAAAATATAAATATAAGTAATAATATAACTTGGGGTCAATTATATATTATTATAGTTGAGAAACATTTTTATTTATATAATAAGATGGAAGAATGGTTTAATTCATATCATGATAATTTATTCAAACAAGCATATTATACATTTAATCCTATTATATATTTTAAATCAATAGGACGAGAGATGGTTGAAATACCAAATTTAAAACATATAATAACTAGAGATAGAGGAGACCTATACCGTAATATTTATGAAGAATCATCAAGAATATTATAAAATAGGAATCCAAATACCATTCCACCAATTATATCGGTTGGATAATGAACACCAAGAAATACTCTACTAAATCCAACTAATATTGCAATTATATTAAATACAAATTCATTTGGATATTTTTTTAACATCAATAAACAGAATATAGTAGAACTAAATGTATGACCACTTGGAAATGAAAATACATTTAATAAACTGTCATGATTTTTATTAGTATAATTAATTATTGTATTACTCATATGATATGGTCGTTTGCGTCTAAAAATTAATTTTAATAACGCTGCTATTGTTACTAATTTTGTTATTAATATAATATCATTTAAATTAAGAATATTATAAATATATAATGTAGCAATTAGTACTACAAATGATCCACTATTAAATGGTTGTGAAATTAAGTTCATCTGTGGATAAAAATTTAGTTTTTGTATACGATTCATTAAATCAATTTCATCTATTTTCATATTTAATAATATATATAAATAAATATATTTCTAACGATATAATAATGATATCATATTATAT